CCATAAAGCTGTCTAATCGGCTCTCTTTCGATAGCATTTAGTTCTTGTATTGTGGTTTGAGAACCACCTCCGCTTCCACCACTCATAATTGACCTCTCAATGATACGATGTTAATTTTTTTCCCAAGACTGTGTATATCTCTTTATATTCATAGTCTTCCAATTCTTTTTTAAATCCTTTTCTGCAAAACATTTCTAATGCTTCACAATTCATTTGTCTTGCCCACTCCTCGATTGTAGATAAAGTGTGCTTCCATTTCTTAAATTCTACTCCTCCTAGAGTAACTATTCTACAAACAGTTTTGTTTGGATAATCAATAACTTGTGTCGTTCCTGCTCCGTATATTTTTTCATTATCATCAAAAATAACCCAAAGTTGCATTTCTTCTTTTTCACACAATTCTCTAATATCTTCTAAGCTCAGTTCTTCTTGGCTCTTATCGTTGCCTAATTGTATGTATTTTGAGCATTTATCCCAAATTTTAGCTACATTACTAGAGTCTACTCCTGAGATATGCATCATCCCAGTTTTATCCAACTTCCAGCAGCGTTTCTAAAATAAATTCCTTCTCCGCTACCTGGATTAAAATTAGACCCATCTGCATATACTATATCTCCTTGTTTAATTCTTTCAGGAGCTACATTTGTAGTTTCTATAAAATTAACAGGTGTTTCTTCTAACGCACCTTGTATCTTTTGAAATTCTTGCAACAAATACTGGGGTAAATCTTGCGGATCATCTGGCACAGGGTTTGGCGTATATTTAGGCGCTTGTGACATTTTTACTCCTAATCAAAGATTGTTTTTTTAATGTTTCCAATAATATCTAGTAAACCACCACGCTTTTTATTATAGTAAACAGAAGGTCTCCCACCTACCGCTAAACCTAACTCATTAAAAGAAGGTCTTCCATAAATATCAGGTCTTCCTGAAACATTAGGTCTTTCACTTCCATCATAATAAACATTAGGTCTTCCTCTTATTTCAGAAGGATATGGTTGTTGAGGAGGTACAGGAGCAATAGGTTGACCCATAACTCTTCTCATATCCATGTTTGCTTCTGGCGGAGCATATAAAGTCATATTTGGTGTTATACCAGGTTGATCTAAACCAGCTTGTTGTCTAAAAAAAGCATCAATTTGTCTCGGATCATCTGCACCAGAATATCTTACTTGATTACTAACACCTGGAGGTATTGGATATCCGTCTGGTAATACTCCTTGTGTATAGCCTTCAGGTATATAAGAACCTCTAAGATAATTGTTGTAATAAAACTGATTACCATCATCAACTGTGTTAATGGTTGACCTTCTTGTTACTTCTTCTCCTGTTTGTGGGTCTACTGCTGTTTTTCCTGTTCTTGGGTCTATAAATGTGCGATACGGAGAGTATTGAACATTGTTATACATTTGATTTTGTTTTAACAAAGGAGCAACAAAATCTATTTTTTCTTCATCGCTCATGTCAACAAATCGCTTTGGCGTATTCAAAATTTCTTCTTCTGGAAGGTCTTCGTAGACGCTGTCGTCTATTATGTTTCCTAGCGAATCTATTCCATACATATCTGCCATTATCTTTCTCCTAATACCTCGTATTCTATATCATATCCGTTTAATTCAAATGTAGTTGCTGTTGTGTTTTGAAACTTAATAGCCATGTATTTGCCTGTGGCTCTAGCATCTACTTTATTCTGTGTGTCAGGGTTTATCGTTTGCTGTGTTTTGTAGGTATATGTACCATCAGGGGTCATAGAACTTCCTACAAATACTTCAGCAGTTCCTGTGCTAGAAAACCTTGGGGTAATCTTTCTTATTTGTTTAACAGTATTAGTATTGCCATCAAGGGTTAAACCTTTTCTCTCTAAGATCATGGTAAAATCAGAACCAGCAAAATCAAATCCGTTGTCTGCTCTAAATAATTTTGTTTTACCTGTGCTAGACATTAAGATGCTAGTTTCTGTCGGATTAAACTCTCTTTGCCCCCAGTTTTCTGAAGTGCTATAAGTAATCCATGTTTGACTCTGTCCAGACCAAACAACAGAGGATGTACCTGGATTTACAATGCCTGTTGCAATGTGCAATATTTCTGGTAATTCTCTAAAGCTAAATGAGTTTGTATTGTAGTTCCATATTAAAGCTTTATTGCAATAAGTTGACCCTACTGTTGGATAAGACACCCATATTTCATTCTTTTGTTTGTTATGAGTTACAAAAGTGTTTGCATAATTGGTACTGTCAATTTCTTCAAAAAAAGTTCTTTTAACAACATTTGTTGCTATAGATTGTTTTTTTACACCATTATGAATAATAATGTCGCCATTAGTTACCACAAAATGGTTTCCATTATATTCTGCAACACAGTTTCTCGACAAAACACCTGAGTCATCAAACAGTTTTTGAAAACTAAAAACTAAGTTTCCGCCAATAAAGTTCATTAAATATGTGGTGTTTTCTTTATAAATTACGAAAGATTGTTTTAAAGGAAATCCATCTATTATAAAATCACCAGCATCACCTAATGTTACAGAACCAGCATCGTTATCTGCTGCTGCTGTCCAAGTGCTAGGCAATGATAAGTTTTCTGCTGAATTTCCCCATCTAACTTTGTTTGGTAAACTAGACGATGATTCTGTTAAATTCAAAGCTATTAAGTAACTTTTGTAAGGTCTTATAACTTTGCAAGTCGTATTCGATGGCCAGTTGGTCAAATCACTAAAAGCATTTGCTCCTGTGTTTGCTAAACATTGTGGATCGTCTACTCCGTTACAAAGTATTGGAAGCCCATTGAATATAGAGCCAACCCAGTTCCCTACTCCTGTAAGATTGGTTGAGTAATCTCCACCTGACGCTCTTGTAAAATCAGTATGGTTAGAGCCATCGTATCTGTATATTTTGGCAGAACCAGCGTAGAACCAATAACTGTTAGCCCCAGTAGTCCAATTTAAAGAAAAATAAGGAGCTACTGTAGGTGTGCCAAATACTTGATCTTCACCTAAAACTTTTTTAGCTGCTCCATCCTCAAACCTAGCGTTTTGAGTGTGAGAAAAATAATCATTAGGCAAGACTGTGTTGTTTGTATCTTTAATCATTCCTTTCGGATTTAATACTTGAAAGGTTGCCATTACGCAGTTCTTCTCCACATGTATGCAACAATATAGGGTTGGACATTGTTATGCGCTCCATTACCGCCTACAGAACTCGTTGTATAGTTTGAAGTTCCAGAAGAAGCTCCTTGTGATAGATTTCCTTCATCTGAATCTGATGTACTCATTACTACTGTATGAGCATGAGAAGGAGTTTCTGAAAGAGATAGGGTGTGCGTTTTAGCACCACCAGTTTCTTGTGCTGTATCAAAATCACTATCTGTTCCATCTAAACCAACAATTACTCTACCAGCTCCGAAAGCTGTCCAAGTTCCAAAGCCTAATAGCGTACCTGGATTAGTTGCTACTGCTGCGTTAATGTAAATAGAACCCACAGGATATACAGCTTGTAAAGTTGTTGCTGTGTTAGAGCCTATAGTTATTGTGCCTGTAACTGTTAAATTTCTGACACCTGTAATATCTTTACTAGCATCTGCTGTTACGGCTTTAGATGCTTCTACTGTTCCAAGAGTCGACACTCCAATATAATTAAGCTGTGTTGTGTTTGCTGTAACGCCATCTAGTAAATTTAATTCTGTGTGTGTTGAAGTAACTGCCCCTGTTATCGAAGGGAAGGTTGCTTTGACTGTAGATTTTACCAGTCTTATATGGTCATCACCCTCGTTAACTGGATCACCAGCTACTGGGTTTGAGCTATTTAAGTCTGATATATATGTTCCTGTTTCTAATCCCATTTAGTTTTCTCCTATGCACCTAATGCTATTGTTCCGTTAGTTCCTACCATTGGCATCTCAGCAAAAGCCATGTAGATATATTTACCACCATCTGTATTAGCTTTACCATCTGTTGTTGTAATTCTAAATCCATTGCTTTCAAAGTTTACAGTACAGTTAGTTGAACTGGTATTAGTACCAAATTTAATTGTTCTTGTTCTTTCGCCACCTAATCCATAACCTGTTAATCCTGATACTTTTGAAAAGTATTCTTCAGTAGCACTCCATTTTCTAATAAATACCCATTTTGGTCTAAATCCACAATAAATTTTAGTTCCTTGTGCATTGCCATTACCAATATAATATCCAATCTTACTGAACCCTTGTACTTCTGCAAAAGCATACCCAACCATTACACCACTGCTAGGATTTGTTTTAGCATTATCACCTACACTAAATACTGATGTTGTAGGTAAAGTATCATTCCAAAATGAAGCATAATCTTGCACTGAATCTCCATCCCATGCAAACTGTAGACCATCAGTTTGAGGGTCAGAATATATTGTAGTTCCATAAACACCTAGTATTCCTCTATCAGCTAATCCTGTGCTTTTGACTACTACTAATTTTGGAGCTACTCCTAACCCATGACCTAATGTTCCAGCACTGCCTGTGCCTGTCCAAGTTATTACAGAAACCCCTGTTGTTGTATTAGCCTGTACTGTAGATGTAATAGAGCCATCAGAGTTACTGCTGGTTGTTCCACCATTTGCTTTCCAACAAGCAGCAACATATTTTTGACTTGCATCATTAGAATTATTTATATTACCTGTTAAAGTAAATCCATCTGAAGTATAACTTGCTACATAATTAGTAGTATCGTTTGCATTGTTGCCACTTGGAATCCAATTAAAACCTATACCTTTGGTAGAATCATTTAGAACTGGGTGTCCATTACCATCATATCTTTTAATCCAAAGCATATCAGGTTTAAAACCCATGCCAGTAATTGTGGTTGTGCTATCACTTCCATCCCATGTTGGACAGTCAAAGTGTACTGATGCTTTTGCTACTGTTGTAAATGCCATGTTATCTCCTATCCATAAGTCTTAATATTCTTTGTGCAGATTGCATAGAACCCTGCTGGTACATCATATTCAAACGTACCCTGACCAGCATCGTCTTGGTTACCTGATGATACTTCTGTTGCTCCAAATCTTCCTTCGCCAAAATTACAAAGCATATGTTTGTTTACACTATCAGCTGCGTTATTTGTTGCTGTAATATTTATTCCCCAAAAGTCATCTCCTTTAGCAAACGATAATCCAGGATAATTTCCATTTGCTGGGTCTCCAGCACTAGATGTACTAGGAGCATTAAACCATGTGCCGTTTTTACCAAACCATATTTTGCCATTATCTAAATCAAAAGCACACATAATGATGTCGTTAGCACTTGCTACTGAACCATAGTTTACAGTTCCACCACCTCCAGCATCTAAAATATTTGGAGTGCTTTTCATAAGTTGGTAGCTAATTCCCTCACAACCATTCGAACTTGAGCTGTTACCTACAACAGCTGCTGAACCTGATTTTAAAAAGAAAGATGAAGCATAAGTACCATTTTTCATTATACCTATAGTCGCTCCTTTATCATCTGATGTTCTGTCTGTTTCAGATTTAACCTCAAAATACCACTTACCATTCTTAACCATTTGTGTACTATTTATACCTTTAGCACTTGTTGTTGTTCCTAAAAACGCTGTGCCTGAATATCTTATATGAGCTTTATCGTATGCTTGATTAGGGTCTAAAGTGCAAAAGTTATTGCTAGGCGTTGATATAGATTGTTTTAAATCTCCACTAACTGCATATGTGTTTGAGTTTCCTGATGAATCAGTACCTAATGCTCCACTATTTTCAAATTTCAAAAAGAAACCATTAGTTCCATAAGTAACACTTGGATTAAGTTTAGGTTTCCATTCACCTGTTGTGCTATCTGTTTCACCAAAAGTTGATGGGGTATAAGCTGTGCCATCTACAAAATGAAAATGAGCCATATTGCCTTGATGATATTGTATTCCACCATCATTTCCTCTACCTACATTATGTAATATATTGCTATTCCAATATCCTTCGTAGTCTTGTGCTGGATAAGTGCTGTGTTTAAGAGAAGTTTCTTGTACTCCATTAATGTAGATTTTAACTCGGTTTGTGTCTGTTGCTTGGGTAGTGTCCATTGCTACAACAATGTGATACCAACTTGTTAAATCCTTAAATTTTCTATCAGTAGCCATTAGCAGTGCATAAGAAGAACCTGTCCAAGACCTAAAATGTAAAGTGTCATCACCATCAAAAGCAAAATGTCCACTTGCATCAGTCGATATATCGGTGTTAGCAGTAAAGATAGGCCCAGCACCTAGCTGACTTCTTTTTATCCATAGACTAAAAGTCATAGTTCTTCTGTTACTTGCATTTGGTGTTTTACTTAAATATGAATTTGCCATTAGTTAAATTGTCCTGAGTTATTCATTCCTACTGAAATGGTTATACTAAATGCCCTGTCTGCTGTTTGTGCTTCTGCGTCAGTAGCCCTTAATGTAAAGTTATAAGTTGTATCACTTGTTGGGCTAGGAGCTGTACCTGTAATTGCTCCTGTTGATGAGTTAAGCGTTAAATTCATGGTACTTGCAGGTGTGTCAGTATTACTGGTTAGCACACTTGTGGTTTCTGAAAAAGCTACTGTTGAGTCTGATGAAGCATCTACATCTAAAGATACTGATGCTCCTGCTGCTACACTTCCAAGACTTCCAGCAGATGTAGACCATGTAGGTGCATCTGATACTGTAAGTATTGCTGATGAACTTCTTGCTGCTAAACCATCAGGGTTTTCAACTCTAATAAAATATGTTCCATCTGTGCCTAATGTCACATTGACTGTAAGCTGTGTAGCTGAATCCCTAACAATACTGTTTGGAGTCGTTATAACGCCTGATGAATTAATAAATTCTACATTAGGTGTAATTACAAAATTTGTTCCTGTTATTGCTAAAGATGT